GTCCGCAACATGCTCTCGAAGTCCCGGACCTCCGCCGCGGGCTACTTCTCCAGCTTCACCGACCCGTTCCTGCCAATCGAGGACGTGTATCACAATACGCAGCGCGGCGCGGAGGCGTTCGTTGAGCTGGGCCTGCCCATCTTCTTCCTGAGCCGTCTCAGCTACCCGTCCTGGGCCATCGACCTCCTGAAGCAGAACCACTACAGCTACGCCCAGAAGTCGCTGAACACCGGCAACGACCGCGACTGGCAAAAGTTGTCCCCCGGGGCCATTTCCCTCCAGGACCACATTGACGAAATCGCGGAGCTGCGCCGTCAGGGCATCTATACGTCCATTCAGGTCAATCCGGTGGTCCCGGGGATCGTCACCCATGACGACATCCGCCACCTGTTCGAGCGCCTGGCCGCGGTCGGCAACAATCACGTGATCGTGAAGTTTGTGGAAGCTGGCTACAGCTGGGCTCCGGCGATGATCGAACGTCTCCACAAGCGGTTCGGCCCGGAGCGCACCAAAGCCTTCACGGAGCTGTTCACGGAGAACCAGGCCGGAGCCCAAAAGACCATCGCGGAGCCGTACCGGGTCGAGGCGCACCAGCTGTACCGGAAGTGGGCGACGGAGCTGGGCATGACATACGCGACCTGCTATGAGTACCGCCGCGGGAAGCCCGGAACCGGCGAGCCTGCTTGGGTGTCCCTGGGCCGTGAAATGATCACCGCGGACCAGTGCCACGGCCAGAAGGTTCCTATGTTCACCCGCACGGACCTGACCAAGCCCTTTGAGGAGGTCAAGGAGTGCGCCCCCGCCGGCTGTCTCCACTGTGCGGACGACAACGGCGGGACGCCCCGCTGCGGGTCGGAGCTGTTCGGCTCCGCGAAGGCCCTGCGAGCGGCGGACTACAAATTCACCGTAGCACCGGGAGAAGGGGAGGAGCGCAAGAGCATACATATCGCTCCGCATAAGCCGTGTAGTGAAGCGGAGTCGGTTTGATGAAATTGTTAAACGAGGAGGTGAAGGATATGGCAAGCAATCTACCACCGGGGTGCGGAAGTTATGACGGGATTGATCACGAATTTGAGTCCGCCATAGAAGCGCTTGTAGACAGGATCAAGGATGCTAGGACGGCGCAAATGCTCATCAATTTCCTGGACGCTGTAGAGGCCACCTACCGCGCAGGGTACACCGACGGGCAGATGGACAAGAGCATGGAGCAAGGTAGTCGGGAGGAGCCGCGTTGTCGACACGGTGTTCGATTCCCACACGAGTGAGGACACCCCAATGCGAATAAGCGAACGAGAGAAGGCAATCTGGCGAGCGGCCATCACGCTTGGCAACAACATTTGTGTGCAGGAAAGCGACAGGATCAACGACGACGACGGTCCGATGGACGCCATCAACTCCACCAACGAATGTGCCAAACGCATCCGCGAGTGGGCGGAACCTGACGACGAACAACTGGCAGAAATGTTCGCCGAAGCAGGCGTGCCGGCCGAGCGCGATTTCATGGCCGCCGCAAAAGAACTGATGAACATGCCGCGATACTGCGAAAGCGAGACGCTGACGCTGGCAAAGGTGAAGCTCAAGGATGGGCGGGACGCCATCATCCGCCTGGAGCTGACTACCGAAGAAGAGGTCGTACAAGATGCGGTCATTTGGGAAGGCTAACGCTGCCTTAACCGGCGCGCACGATGAAACCAACAAGACCCGCGACGCTTTCCCGCGTCCGGTTCAAGGCGACGTTAGAAGGAGGACGCATGAAAGAACCAAAGACACCAGGACGCATCCTGACGGTTGTTATCAGGGATGACAGTCCGATGATTCATCGTGGCGACTCTCCGGCGTACAGGAGCGTTCAGATCGAACTTACCGATGAGCAACTGGCGCGCATCGGCCTTAGATGGACATATAGCTCTGGAAGCAACGACTATTACGAAGAGATTAGCCGCTGCTTCATCGAGCCTTCTAACACCTAAGTACAAGACTGATTTAAACACGAAAAGGAGAACCAAGAAATGAAGTACATCAACGTGAGGGGCTGTAACGGCTCCGGCAAGACCACCCTGCTGCGCAGCCTGGCCCGCGATCCGCTTTGCCGCGTCATCAACGTCATCGTCCCGGACCACAAGCCGATCCCGGTGACGTACGACCCGGACGGCATCGCCATCATCGGGGACTACACCCCCGCCGCCGGAGCGACCACCGCCGGTTTGGACCGGATCAAGACCCAAGCCGCTGCCAAGGCCGTTGCGGAGCTGGTTGGGCGGGACCCGGACGTGAAGGCGGTCCTGTTCGAGGGCGTGGTGGTCAGCACCATCTTCGGCCCCTGGCGGGAGTGGTCCCGGGCCAACGGTGGAATGATCTGGGCCTTCCTGGACACACCGCTCGAAGTCTGCCTGAAGCGCATCCAGGATCGGAACGGCGGGAAGCCTATCAAGGAAGAACAGGTTGCGGCGAAGCACCGCACTATCGCCCGGGTTCGCGACAAGGCCCTGGCGGACGGCGAGCATGTGCGCGACATCCATTGGCAAACCGCCTGGGAGGACCTGAATGCGATCCTGGAGGAGGCGAATTGATGACCCCGCGTATCAACGACATCGCGGCCTTCATGAAGGCCCGCCACGACATCTACCTGGCCCGCAAGGCCGGGAAGCCCGGCCCCTGGACCACGGACCCCATCCTGCTTGAGGGCCGCTTCTGCAACATCTTCCGCGAGCTGGACACCGTGACGATCTGGATTGACCAGAACATCCGCCAGCCCTACGCGGACCACCCGCACCTTTGGTTCATGCTCGCGATCGCGCGGTACATCAACCGGCCCGACACGCTCCGCTACCTGATGGATGACGCGGAGCCGGGCTGCTGGCCGTATGACCCGGGCTTCACCCCCGCGGGGATCACGGAGGCCCTGGAGGAGTACGCAGCACAAGGCAACAAGGTTTACACCGGGGCCTACACGATCCGCGCGGAGCGATACCCGTACAAGGAGTGGTACGGCTGGAGCAAGCACCGCTACATCGCTGAGATCGTCCTGGGCCGTCTCTGGGAGGACCGTGAGCGGTTCGCCGCGGAGCTGGAGAAGCCCGGCCAGACCCTCGAAGGCGCGTGGAAGCTGTTTCAGGAGCCGCGTTATGTGGGCTGGGGGCCGTTCATGGCGTATGAGGTGGTCACCGACCTCCGCCACACACGCTACCTCCGCGAAGCCACCGACATCTTCACCTGGGCCAACGCCGGTCTCGGCGCAATCCGCGGCCTGAACCGCCTGTATGGGCGGGAACTGGGAGCGAAGCCCAAGCCGGAGCGGACGAACGCGGAAATGCTGAAGCTCATGATTGAGCTGAATGATCTTGATGAGCCCGCGTTCAACGAAACCTTCGGGGAACCCTGCGATGTCAACCCCCGCTTTGAAATGCGGGACATCGAGCACACCCTGTGCGAGTTCGACAAGTACGAACGAGTGCGCCGGGGCGAGGGTAAGATGCGCTCCAAGTATGACTGGCGCAAGGCCCAGCCGCTCGCGGCTCCGACCCCGGAACCCTGCGCGGCTTAAACCGACCCGCCCCGGGCGTCCGCGCTCCGGGGCTTTCCTTCCCACTGAAATGGAGTATACCAATGGCAGTCCGTCTGACCAAGTTCATCCGTGAACAAATTCTGAACGCCCTTCTCAAGCACTCGTTCGAGGCCCGCGAGAAGGACCTGAATGAGCGCAAGCAAGCCTTCGCCAAGGAAATCTACAATGACGTCTACCCGCCCAAGGTCCGCGCGGCCATGGCTGCCCTCCCGGCGGGCTTCCTCCCGACATGCAATGGTCTCAAGGTGTCCTTCGAGGGCGGGAGATACACATACGTGTACTTCGGGGAGCGCCTGCCCATCGCCAGGGACCATGAGTGCTACGTCGCCAAGGTGTACCCGCCGGAACACCCGTTCGCCGCCCGCTTCATCGCACTGGACCGTGAGGAGAAGGACCTGAAGCGCGAGAAGGACGAGGCCAAGAACAACGCCAAGGCCGTCCTGGAAAGCGTCACGACCGTCAAGAAGCTCATCGACTTGTGGCCGGAGGTTGAGACGTTCGCCCGCCCCTACGCCGCTGAATCGACCTCACGGGCCGTCGCGCTCCCCACCCGCGAGCTGAACGCCCGGTTGGGCCTTCCGCCAGCATGAGCCGTCGCATGACGGCTCCGTTGTAGAACCTTTCTGGAGATACCGAATGAAAGTTATCAAAACCCGCAACGTCCACCAGGCCCTCCCGGAGGCGTTGTATCAACTGCGCGGCGAAGGCGTCCGCCGTGATTCGCGCAACGGCCCGGTCCTCATGTTCCCGGAGCCCGTCACCACCGTGTACCTCCGCCCGGCGGAGCGCGTGCTGTTCTGGGCGGCAAGGGACGCCAACCCCTTCTTCCACTTAATGGAAAGCCTCTGGATGCTGGGCGGACGCAATGACGTGGAGTACGTCGCCCGCTTCGTGGATCGCATGCGCAGCTACTCGGATGACGGCGTGACCTTCCACGGGGCCTACGGCTACCGCTGGCGCGTCCATTTTGAGTACGATCAGTTGGCGACTATCATCAACGCGCTGAAGTCGGACCGGGACTGCCGCCGCCAGGTCCTGTCCATGTGGGACGCCCGCGCGGACCTCGGTCGTCAAGGCAAAGACCTCCCTTGTAACCTTCAGGCAATCTTCCAGGTCG